TGCACTTGATATGTGTAAAAAACTATATGAAACTCCAACATATAGAGCTTATGTAGGTATAAAATCCATGTTAGATAGATTAGCTAAGTATATGGAAGTTACTGCAATAGAACATGGTAGAGATGGAAACATTAATGCTATGGTAAATGCAGCAGCTAAATTTGAAAACATAAGACAGTCATATAAAGGTGCATTTACAGATATGAGACAAGAACAAGAAAGTTCAGTACGTGGAGGTGCCGGACTTGCTTATGATCAAATGTAGATGAGTAAAAACAAAACACAATGGCTATTTTGCTATTGGGATGAGCCAGAATTTAATTATAAACCAATAAATAAAAAGAATGAAAAATCAAGTAGTAGTACCAGTAGGAATGAAGCTTCTAATAAAGGAGATAAAACCTGAAACTAAAACTAAGTCAGGATTATACTTACCTGAGATAGCACTTAAACAAACATTTCAAGGTAAAGTAGTGGGTAGAGGTGATGAGGTAACTGAAATACAAATAGGTGATGTTGTTCAATATGCAGAACATGCTATGCCTACACCAATGAAACACCAAGGAGAAGATCATTTGTTATTACAAGTAGGTGATGTATATGCTATCATAAGATATGAGTAGAATCATACCTACATATGAAAATGGAAAGTGGGATGTAACATCATTTGAAAGTGATGAAGACTTTGCAGAATATCTATATAGTATTTTTAAAGAACCTGGTAAATATAACTTTACCAAGATAGCTCTTGAATTTAATAAAGAAGCAAGAGTATTTAATGAGCAAGGGTTTTATTGTAATAAGCCATTTAGGTCAAAAGATTTTACTGCTTATTGGGAAGATCAAAAAAATAAATGTAGAGTAGGAGTTATATATAAAGATGGTGATGATCAATGGTATTTAACTAGAGATTATTATATGTGGCTAAACTTTTTACCAATCTTTGATAAAGAAGAAAAGCATTATGGTTTTGCTAAGGTAAGAGATGCACAATATCACATGGCTTTGTATGAACTATTAGCTGAATTAAATAATCAGCATTCTGCAATACTTAAGAAACGTCAGATAGCATCCTCATATTTTCATATGGGTAAGATTATAAATCAATATTGGTTTGAAGAAGGTTCAATTTGCAAAGTAGGAGCATCATTAAAAGATTATATTAATGATAAAGGTTCATGGAAGTTTTTAGAAGAATATAAAACATTTCTTAATGAGCATACTGCATGGTATAGACCAAGTAATCCTGAAAAAGTTTTACTATGGCAACAGCAAATTGAGGTTAAAGTAAATAATAGAAAAACATCAAGAGGTCTTAAATCAAAGATTCAAGGTGCTTCTTTTGAAAAGAATGCTACCACAGGAGTAGGGGGTCCATGTACATACTTCTTTCATGAGGAAGCTGGTATTGCTAAAAACATGATGCAGACATATGAGTATTTACGTCCTGCAATGTCATCTGGTATGATGACTACAGGTATGTTTATAGCTGCTGGATCAGTGGGTGATTTAGAGCAATGCGGTCCATTAAAAGAAATGATACTTAATCCAAGTGCTAATGATATATATGCTGTAGAAACAAATCTAATGGATGCTGATGGAACAATTGGTATGGCAGGGTTATTTATTCCAGAACAATGGTCTATGCCCCCTTATATTGATGATTATGGCAACTCACAAGTTGAAGAAGCAATAGAAGCAATAGGATTAGAAAGAGCAAGATGGAAAAATGAATTAAGTGGTGAACAGTATCAATTAAGAATATCACAGAAACCTCTTAATATAGGAGAAGCATTTGCATATAGAAAAGAGTCTGTTTTTCCACAAGGTATCTTAAGCAAACAGCTTAAACGTATTGAAGAGAAAGAATATGCATATGAATTAATTGAATTAGATAGAGATCAAACTGGTATAGTTGCAAAACGTACAAAAAAATTACCTATATCAACTTTTCCAGTAAACAAAAAAGAAATTGATAAAACAGGATCTATTGTTGTATGGGAAAGGCCAGTTAAAAGCCCGGCATTTGGTGCATATTATGGATCAATTGACCCTGTGTCAGAAGGGAAGACAACAACATCAGATTCTTTGTGTAGTATTTACATTTATAAAAATGCTACTGAAGTAACAAGAACAACTGTGTCAGGTGAAGTAGAACAATTCATTGAAAAAGATAAAATTGTAGCAGCATGGTGTGGGCGTTTTGATGATATAAATAAAACTCATGAAAGATTAGAAATGATCATAGAATGGTATAATGCATGGACAATTGTTGAAAACAATATTTCATTATTTATACAGCATATGATTGCTAGAAAAAAACAAAGATATCTTGTTCCTAAACAACAAATACTTTTCTTAAAAGATCTTGGATCTAATAGAACAGTATATCAAGAATACGGATGGAAAAATACAGGTACATTATTTAAGAGTCATTTGATATCATATGCAATAGAATTTTTAAGAGAAGTTATTGATGAAGAGCTTGATGAAAATGGTAATGTAATGCAACAAACATTGGGTGTTGAAAGAATACCAGATCCAATGTTACTTAAAGAAATGTTAGCATATTATCCAGGATTAAACGTTGATAGGCTTGTAACATTTGGTGCATTGATTGCATTTGTGAAAATTCAACAGTCAAATAGAGGCTATACTAAGAGACGTGAATCTGAAGGCAATTCTTTGGATAATTCAGAAAAAATGAGTAAATTAAAGTATAATGGTCCTTTTAGAAATATTGGGCGTAACAAGACATTTGGTGGTTCTAAAATTAGAAGGTCCGGATTCAAGAATATAAAATAGACTAAACAGGTATGAGAGTATTAAATGCAATGCAAATGAAGAATGGGGCAAAAGCTGAAAGCGGGCCTACATTTTCTAGCTTAACACAACCGGTTCAGTTTTTACCTTATAAAAAAAAGGATGATGATTGGGCTGCATGGAATTTAGATTGGTTAGAACTTCAAGGCATTGAATTCCTACGTGTAAATTCTAGAAGGCTTTTAAAGAATTATAAGTTAGCTAAAGGTATAATTGATAAGACTGATTATATTGTTGAACCAGATAATGAATACAAAGATTTAATGGACGTTCTTACAGCTGAAAATGACTCAGCTTTAGAACTTAAATTTTATCCTATTGTACCTAATGTAATAAATGTATTAACAGGAGAATTTGCCAAAAGATATTCAAAGGTACAGTTTAGAGCTGTAGATGATGCATCATACAATGAAATGCTTGAGCAAAAGAAAATTCAAATAGAAGAATCTTTATTGGCTGATGCAGAAGCAAACTTAGTACGTAAAATGATTGAGATGGGTGCTGACCCTGGATCAGAAGAAGCACAAAAGCAATTATCTCCAGAAGGTTTAAAATCATTACCAGAGATTGAAGACTTTTTTAGTAAGTCTTACAGAAGTATGGTAGAAGAATGGGCATCCCATCAACTTGCAGTAGATGAAGAAAGATTCAAAATGCAAGAACTTGAAGAAAGAGGTTTCCGTGATATGCTTATTGCAGATAGAGAATTTTGGCATTTTAGAATGTTAGAAGATGATTATGATGTAGAGCTTTGGAATCCTGTATTAACTTTCTATCAAAAATCTCCTGATCAAAGATACATTGCAGATTCAAACTATGCAGGTAAAATTGATTTAATGACTGTATCAGATGTAGTAGATAGATATGGTTATTTAATGGATTCCAAACAATTAGAATCTCTACAAAAGATATATCCTGCTAGATCAGCACAATATCAAGTTAGTGGATATCAAAATGATGGTGCATATTATGATGCAACAAGATCTCACGAATGGAATACCAATGCACCGGGATTAGGTTACAGACAATTTACATCTAACTATTGGAATGATCCCGCTAGAGGTGGTGATATACTTAGTGAAATACTAGATGAGAATGAAGATGTATCTATGTGGGGTGAAGGTAACCTAATGAGAGTTGCTACAATATATTGGAAAACACAAAGAAAAGTTGGTCATCTTACTAAAATTGAAGATGATGGTGAAGTTACTCAAGAGATTATAGATGAGACCTTTAAGATAACCAAAAAGGCCATATATGATACTTCTATATTTAAACAAAAGTCAAAAGATAACTTATTACAAGGTGAACATGTTGACTGGATTTGGATTAATGAAGTATGGGGTGGTGTAAAAATTGGACCAAACTTACCAGCTATGTGGCAATCTACTATGGGTGATAATATTAATCCTATTTATTTAGGTATTAATAGAACTAAGCCTGGAAGATTACCATTTCAGTTTAAAGGAGATACATCATTATATGGGTGTAAATTACCTGTAGAAGGTAGAGTATTTTCTGATAGAAATACTAGATCTACTTCTTTAGTAGATTTAATGAAAGCATATCAAGTTGGATATAATATGGTTAATAACCAAATTGCTGACATTCTAATAGATGAATTAGGAACAGTAATAATGTTTGATCAAAATGCTTTACCACGTCACTCAATGGGTGAGGATTGGGGTAAGAACAACTATGCAAAAGCATACGTAGCAATGAAAGATTTTCAAATGCTACCTCTTGATACATCTATTACAAATACTGAGAATGCAACTAACTTCAATCATTACCAGACTCTAAATATGGAGCAAACTAATAGATTGATGTCTAGAATTCAACTTGCAAATTATTTTAAGCAACAATGTTTTGATGCAATAGGTATTAACCCACAACGTTTAGGTGGAGCTGTCTCAGCTCAAACCGCAACAGGTGTTGTTCAGGCTATGCAACAATCATATGCACAAACAGAAATGTATTTTGTACAACACTCTGATCATTTGATGCCACGTATCCATCAAATGAGAACTGACTTAGCACAATATTATTATAGTACTAATCCAAGCGTTAGACTACAATATATATCTACAGAAGCTGAGAAAGTTAATTTCCAAATTAATGGTACGGATTTATTACTTAGAGACTTTAACGTATTTGCAACAACTAAGACTAATCATAGAGCTATATTAGAAAACTTAAAGCAAATGGCATTAACTAATAATACTTCAGGAGCAAGTATTTATGAGTTAGGTAATATAGTTAAAGCAGACTCAATTGCAGAAGTATCAGATATACTTAAAGATTCTGAAATTAGAATCCAGAAGCAAAGACAAGAAGATATGCAGCAACAGCGTCAAATGCAAGAGCAGCAACTTCAAGCTAAGCAACAAGAAGAACAACAAAAACTTCAAGTTGAAATGTCTGAAAATGAAAAAGATAGACAGAATGATGTGTTACTAGCTGAAATTAGATCAGCCGGATATGGGTCAATGGTTGATTTAAATCAAAATCAACAATCTGATTATCAAGATGCTATGAAGGATATAAGAGAATCTACACAGTATAGAGAGCAAATGAATTTTAAACGCCAAGAAAGTGCTGTTAAATCTGCACAAGAAAATAATAGATTGAGCGTTGAAAGAGAAAAAATTGCTGCATCTAAACAAATAGCTGATACTAAACTTCAAATTGCAAGAGAGAACAAAAATAAGTATGATGTCAAAAATGAGAAAGATAAAAAGTAGCGTTAGCTATATACTGCAAAAAACTTTCACTTTTATTAAAATTTTTTAAGTTTAACTTGACAATTATATTAGAAACATTTCTTATATTATATATGTAAGAAGTTATTAATATTAAAACCAACAAATATTATGAGTACAACAACAGAAACACAGCCTGTGAAAAGTAACGTAGCACAAAATGTAGAAGTTAATTTAGATGAGATATTCAACGCTGCTCCAAGTGGTGCTGATATGATTCAAGATAATAAATCTCAACCTAAAAATATCTTCTCAGGCTTAACTGAAAAAGCTGATATGTCTTTTGCAGATCCTGATAATGACGATGCTACTGATGTATTAGCTAAGTCAGAAGAAAAAGAAGAGACTACGGAAGAAGTAAAAGATGAAGTAAGTGAAGTAGTTGAAGAAAAAACTGAAACCTCAACTGAAAGCGTTGAAGAAATCTTTGGTGAACTTGGGCAAGAAGAAACTGAAGAAGTAGAAACAAAAGAAAAAAGAGGAAGAAAAACTATATCAGGTATATCTGATGTATTTTCAAAACTTATCAAAGATGATAAGATAGTTCCTTTTGATGATGATAAAGAACTAGAAGATTATACTGCAAAAGATTGGGAGGAGCTTATTCAAGCTAATTTAGAAGAAAAAGCTAATCAAGTTAGAAGAGAAACTCCAAAACAATTTTTTCAAAGTTTACCTCAAGAATTACAAATAGCTGCTAAATATGTAGCTGATGGTGGTAAAGATCTAAAAGGTTTATTTACAACACTTGGTCAAGTAGAAGAAACTAAAACTATTGATGTTAAAAGTGTTAGTGGTCAAGAAAGAATTATTAAAGAATACCTAAGTGCTACTGGATATGGTACTGCTGAAGATATTCAAGAAGAAATAGAAATTTGGAAAGACTTAGGTAAGCTTGAAACACAAGCAAATAAGTTTAAGCCAAAATTAGATAAGATGCAAGAAAAAGTTGTTGCACAAAAACTTGAAGAGCAAGAGCTTAAAAAGAAACAACAAGAAAATGCATCTCAAGCATATATGAAAAATGTATATGAAACATTAAAAGAAGGTAAGTTAGGTGATATTAAAGTAGATAGAAAGACTCAAGCTATGTTATATAATGGTTTAGTTCAGCCTAATTACCCATCAGTAAGTGGGCGTAATACTAATTTATTAGGGCACCTACTTGAAAAATATCAATTTGTGGAACCTAATTATGCATTAATTTCTGAAGCCTTGTGGTTATTACAAGATCCAACAGGATATAAAGCAAAGATAATGGATAAGGGTGCACAAAAGAGTGTTGAGAAGACGGTTAGAAAATTAAAAAGTGAACAATCAAATGTAGGTGGTGCATCATTAGGTGTAAACCAAGCTGAAAAAGAATCTACAAAGAGAAGCACTAAAAGAAAAATTCAAAGACCAACCAACATATTTAAACGAATTTAATTAAGTAAATTAAATATATAAACAGTAAATTAATTATTAACAACAAAAACAATCAAAAATTATGGCAACTCCAGTTTTAAATAATGGGATTTTCCTACGTGATACAAGCTACAAAGCAAGTTCACATGTTGATTCTTATCACCTTACCCAAATGCTTGGTAATCCTGAGCCTATGGATATGGGACCAATTGATCTTTGGGCTATGACCCAAAAGGTAGAAATGCCTTTGTATCAAATGGCTTCTTTTGGTCACAAGATCTTCCCTACATTGTAGCGGATATTGAACCAGGTAACGCAAACAAAGGTGTAGATGGTACAACATTTAAGATCAAAGTTAACAAAAGAACTTTTGGACATGGTGACATTATTACTTATGACAAGTATAATGGACTTGAACTTTACATCACAGCTGATGATATTATCCCAGCAGGTGACGGTTTTGTTTATACTGTTCAATTAGTTAACAACAACAACTCGGCTATCTTGGATAACAAGTATTTAGCTAAAGGTACTAAATTCTTCAGAAAAGGTTCTGCAAGAGGTGAGTACGGTGAAAGATTCTCTGATATTGAAACAGGTTCTGGTTTCCGTGAATTCTACAACTTTGTAGGAGGTGCAGAAGCTCACGTACACTATTCAATTTCTTCAAGAGCAGACTTAATGATCAAAGGCGGATTAAACGCTGATGGTACAGTGCCTGTAACTGAAATCTGGAGAAACTTTAACACAGACGCTAACAATCCATCTGTACCTAGTATTGAAGGATTAGTTGCAAACATGGGTAAAGCTGGTGCAAGAGAAGCATTTGAAAATGGAACTCTTACACGTACTTTCATTACAAATATGGAAGCTGCACATTTATCTAAAATTGCAACAGATATTGAAACTTACCTAATGTGGGGTAAAGGTGGTAGAATTAAGCAAGATGGACCAGATGATATTAGATTATCTGTAGGTTTATGGGCACAGTTAGATAACTCTTTCAAAAGAGTATATAACAAGTCTTCATTTACTCTTGACATGTTTAAGTCTGAGCTTTACAACTTCTACCAAGGTAAAGTTGAATTTAAAGGACCGGACCCACAAAGATCACTTGTTGTACAAACAGGTATTGGTGGTATGCAATTAATCAACAAAGCAATTGCTGATGAAGTGTATGGTTCTGGTTTAGTTCAAAATGCATCTGACATAGGAGCTGTTAAAGGTTCTGGTATGGATTTAGATTATGGTTTTGCTTACACAAGCTTTACTATTCCTTTCTTAGCTAACGTTAAGTTTGTATTGAATCCAGCATTTGATAACTTAAATACAAATGACATTGAGAATCCATTAATTGATGGTAGACCTCTAAGTTCATTTAGCTTTATTATCTTTGATGTAACTGATGAAGGAAATGACAACATTCACTTGTTGAAACTTTCTTGGGATAATCAACTTAAGTGGTTCTACCAAAATGGTACTATGGACTACATGGGAAGAACTCAAGGATTTGCTTCTACTGGTCAGTTCAATGGATATAGAGTTTATATGACTCAGACCATGCCAGCTATATGGGTTAAGGATCCAACTAAAGTTCTTAAAATTGTAATGAGAAACCCTGTAACAGGAGGATCATTCTAAGAACTATTTAATTAAAAGGGGAGGTGGTTTATGCCTCCTCCCTTTTTTTATTTTTTAACTAATAAATATGGCAATCATGGCAGCACCAAAACAAATAACTAAGTTGAAGCAACAATTTGAGAGCCCTGCTTATGAAGGTGTATCAAGAGCAGAAACAGGAAACGCAAGACTACTGCATGTAAATGAAGTAATTTCTTGGGTACGTGATGTAGCTGTTTCAAGTTCTTATTTAGATAATGCTGCAGCAATTGCAGCTGGTTTAAAAACAGGAGATATATATCATACAGAAGGCATATTAAAAATTGTTATTCCAGTAGTTGAGCAACAATAAAGTCAAAAACTTTAGCAAGGGTAAAACCTTGCTTTAGAAATATTAGTAATAATAGATGCGTATACTACAGTATACAATTTGACTAGAGTAATAATTATTAATTTTTAAAAAAACCAAAATGGAAGATTACACAATTGTTGAAAAGTATCAACAAACAAAAAAAAGTAGCACTATTGCTATAAGACCTTATTTTAATCCAAACAAGGAAAATATGGGTTTAGAACAATATGGATTAGCATTACATGATGGAGTATTTCATCAAGAGTCTTTAGCATGTTTAGAAATGAATGGTGTAAAAAGATATGTTACAGGATTAAATGAGTTTGCTCCTGAAGTAAAAATGCTACCTCCAAAAGAAAAGAAAAAGAAAATTGCTGAAATCAGAAAAGTTGTTTCTGAACTAGAAGCAGAATTAGCGGCTAATTTAGTTGATCCAGATGATAAAGAATTTTGGAATAAACTTACTATAATGAAACCTGATAATTCTAAATTTTGGGATAAGATACAATTAAGATGTGGAAATGATCCAGTATTTTTAGATGCTGAGGTAGATCCATATGACAGAATAAAATTACATGCAATAAAAGCAGGAGGATTTTCTATTGTTGCTGCGTCATTAAAAGAAGCAAAAAGAGCACAAAATAATCCTAAATTTTATTTAGATACTGTTGAAGAAACTCTTACAACAAGAACTGAATTAACAAAATTAAAAAATAAAGCGTTATCAGCATTACAAAGTTTATATGACACAAACCCTACAAAGTTAATGTATGTGGCTAAAGTAACTGATGTAGATAGTGTGCAGTATACTAAGAACACTCCTAATGATATTATGTATGAAAATATGGATACATATATAAACGGTAATGGTGGAGAGTCAAATAAGAAAAGAGCTGCAAGTCAATTCTTAGAAGTTTCAAAATTAGGAATGGAAGAATTAAAAATTAGAGCATTAATTAAAGACGGTCTGTATTACAGATTCATAACAACAAAAGCAGGTGGTTGGATTGAACCTATTGATAGTGGTATTAGAATGGGTAAAAGACCAGCAGAAGTGCTTGAGTTCTTAATGAAACCTGATAATGAAGAACAGCTTCTTTCATTGATGGAAAAAGTAGAACCATATTGGAACTCATAAATATTATTACTAATGGAAAATAGTACACTCTTAATTAAATTAAAACAAAGGCTAAATAAGCTTGATAGTCAAGACTATGATAATATAGAATGTTGGCAATTTGTTGAGGCTTTTAATAAAGCACAGATAGAGTGGTGTAGAAGAAATCTTCATGGAGGTAACATGTATAAGGAAGGTGATGAACTATCTAAAAAAAGAATAGATGATTTACAGCCTTTACTTAGAGAGTTATCTCTTACTGGAGCTGAGACAAATGATTATTTTGAATC